AATATTCTGCTCATTATCCAAATAATCCTAATTTACCTGCGATACCTGCTACTCCTGCTGCGCCACCTAAAAATTGTGACATAGGACTAGGTGTTGGTGCTGCTGATCCAATACCCACAGTTTGAGTAGGGAACGCTCCTGGTTGAATTTGTGCTAATTGTTGACCAATCAATCCTAATTGCGTGAATGGTTGAAATTGTTCTTCTTTTGCTGCAATTTGTGCTGCATCTAATTGTGCTTGTTCAAACGCTTGTT